TAGCACCCTAAAGCAGTTGAATGAGCTTCCGACGCAGAGGAATTATATCCTAAAGCAATTGAATTAGTTCCCGCCGCTTGGGAGTGGCCCCCTAAAGCAGTTGAATAATATCCTGCCGCAGAGGAAATCTTCCCTAAAGAGAATGAAACAAGCTCATCATTAACCGATAAAATAATATTCCCATTATGAAGTATATTCCCCGTTAAATTAATATCCCCGCCAACGTCTAAAAGATATTGGGGATTATCGTTTTGAATTCCAACATATCCACCATACTGGGGAACTAACAATACATTTCCAGTGGCATCAAGACTTATTTTGTCTGCTAGAATAGTTAATGGTTTTAAATAAAAAGAAGGATCGGACGCTATAATAATAGATTCATATGCGCCATTGAAGCCGAAAGTAGTTAATCCCCCACTAACACTGTCACTAACAGATAAGCTTCCATCCTGTATATTAAGTGACCCACTAATGTTTTGATTACCAGTAGTAAATACTACATTAGTTAAATCCGCTCCACCTCCTCCAGCTAATCCACCAATAAGGACATTAGCACCTCCAGGTATTGAAACAACAGAAACACTCATATTTAATGTTAATTACACATTAAACTGAGTGTTCCAATAGTTTTATCAACTAATATGTAAGGTTTTTTATCGGCCCTCTTTAAGGATTTTTTCTACATCTTTAGAAATTTTAATTGGCTTGGAAATTGCACGGGGCTTCTGAAAGGATAGAATAAATACATTAAATTCCTTCAAAAGGCTATCTCGCAATCTTTGCACATCTTCTCTAGCGGCGATACCAATGTTTACGCCGTGTTGTCTTGCCTCCTCTTCGAGATCGGTGCGGTTCATGTCGGCGAGAGAGTTTTTATAAACTTCGGGATCAATCGTGTTGTAGCGCGAAAGCGAGTTGTAGCCCATAATTGAGTCGAGGTTTGTAGGTTCAAATGTTTCCTCTTTACCTGTGCATTCCAGTTGTTGTTTCTTTTTAGACATAATATATTATAGTAAATAAAAATTAATTTTCTATAAAAAAATAAAAAAGAGAGATAATTTCTTATCTCTCTAATTTTTGAGTTTGAGAACTAATCAGATAACAACGCCAGCCGTAGACCTACCGTCTAAACAAACACGTCCCTCCTCCAATGAGCCATAAAAACCGACTTTCTCGACTCTGCTACCATACATGTCAAATTGTCCGTCAGGTAAAACATTGAATGTCCCACCAGTTTCAGCTTGACGAGATACTGGGCGGAGATAAGCCCCACGAGTATTATCAATACCAACCAAAATTTGGTTAGTCGCAGTTGCCCATGATCCACCAGGAGCAGGCAAGTTACCTTGAGCGTTGCCACCAGCGAAGGCGCCGAACAAAGTGTTATACTTTTGACCAACACCAAATTCAATCATTTCAACGATGTTAACACCGAAGATAGATTGCAATCCAGCGTTACGATAAATTTCGTCACGGAGATTTTCCGTAATGAATTGGTCACGACGAGCTTCTGCACCAACACCAGCGGCAGCAGTCGTATTAATCGGATTATAAGCAAAAGCACGGATGAGAGCTTTAACTTCAGGTGACACATACAAATCGGTAATACCGTTTGAATAAGGCTGAGTAGCCGTGTTACCAGAGAAAGATTCATTGATTCTCTTGATGCGAACCATCAAGGTGTTAAGGTCAGCCAAACCAAATTGGCCAGCAGCAGCACCAGCAACAACGTGCTGAAGGAGACCGCTATTAACAGTGCGCGTCCAAGATTCAGCAAGCGCCTTGAGCACAACGGCCCAAGCGTTTTTTTCTTGCTTAATCAAAACTTCCTGAACCATACGTTCAATGGACTTGCTGATAACGTCCAAGCGGCTCTTGCGAGCATACTTTTTGTTAAAAGACACAGCCGAATCAAGACGGTAAGTGCTGAACTTGAGTTCCTTCACGCCTTCTGTTTGAGACGTTGGCATACCACCAGCCATATGCTGCGCCCACACAGTCACATAACCCGTGCCTTGGTCGTAGAACAAGTCAAGCGGAATAGACGGATCAGAATCCTCATCGAATTCAATATCACGATAAATCTGAGTAGCGGTGCCCGCAGTTTCAAGAACTTGGCGGATAACGGGTCCTAAGAATGACGCAACCGCCTCGGTAGCTTCACGAGCAACCGTGGGGTTTTTAGAACCCATCGCCTTAATAAGCTCGATTTGTTCGGGTGTATTTTTTAATTTGATTTGCATATTAAATTTTTCCTTTTTTTATTTTATTTATGATTAAATAAGGCTCAATTGAACTAACGCAGTAGTTCTTGAATCTCCATAACTTCCAGTTCCGCCAGCAGTTCCCAAGAACGTGCCGATTTGACGAGACGTGGTAAGTGCGCCAGTATCGTAAGAGGTAGCAACAGCACCGTTAGTGCCAGCATAAATTGCGCCACCAGCGGTAATTGCAGTTCCAACACCACCGAAACCATTACCAGTTTGAATACCGCTAATAATAAAGCGGCCACGGGTAACAATAGGACAGGCCTGACCAGAAAGAACTACTTCCATTTCGGCGGCCTTCTGAGGACGATACTTCAGGAATTCTCCGTTTTCGTCCAATTCGCGAACGTCAAACAAAAGCATCCCAATAGGAGAGTCTCCAGATCCAGCAAGGGCAACCTGCGACGGCACGCCATAGCGTTGTCCGACAAAGTTGTTTACATTAAACAAGCCCATGTTACCAATCATGGTTTCAGGGTCTTGGTCGTTGACAAAACCTGAACCCACAACTTTTACAAGTGAGCCTTTGGTTGCGATGATTTGATACGTTGTATCAATGGGTGCGCCAGAGACAGAGAAAAGATTGATAACATCTTTTTCATTGTAATCTCTGAACGGTCTAAGTGTTTGTTGTATTGCCATAAAATTATTTAGTTATTTGTTTTTATTATTTGCTTGTAACGATAAAATTTTCCATTGCAAAAGCTTCTTTGTATTTCTCCATAAGAGTAGGGGTTTGAACGGTTGCCGAATTAGCAATGCTTCCATCCTTCTTTGCGTTATCAAGAGCGGTATCTACGACAGACGCATCAGAGGCTTTTGCATCCTTTTTCTTATCGTCTTTTTTGTCGTCTTCATCGCCATCATCTTTACCATCGTCCTTTTTTTTGTCATCTTTCTTTGCGGCTTTGGCTTCATCTTCTTTTCCGTCATCTTTCTTGTCATCATCTTTCTTGTCATCATCTTTGCCGTCGTCTTTTTTATCTTTCTTTTTGAAAGGCTTAAACATCTTTTTAGCCTTAGATTCCCACTGGGTAAAATCTTCGTCCGATTTCAAATTCTTAATTTCAGAAGCGATCACTTCGGTTTGTTCGGCGTCAAATTCATAAGCGTCGGTAGCTTGTCCCATACGGATATTAAATTTTTCGACTGCTTCACGGTCGGTCTTTTCTTGTTGAAGATGGGCGACGGTATTTTTAAGTTCTGCTAAAGCTTTTTCCGTTTCGGTTTGTTTGGTTGAGGCAGCGGCCAACTTGGCTTCCACATCCTTCTTTTGTGTCTCTAAAGAGTTTTTTTCAATCAAGTAACTATCGTTACCCTTTTTAAGTTCAGAGGAAATTAATTCCGCAATAGAAGAGGCAACTGCTGTTTCGGACGCAATGGCCGTTTTCAAATTTTCGTCCGTAATATCTTTAAGCGATTTAAACATAATAGTGTTATTTCTTTCTATCTTTACATTAGAAATTTTTGATTGTGAAATATTTTTTTCACAAACATCAGAAATCTTATCTTTTCCAGGTTTTAAAGATGCATCATCCTTTAATTTAGGATTAGATTTACTGGGTTTATTAGTCCATTTCGCGGTTGGGGAAGTTGTTCCACAAGAGGGACAAGCAACGTGGCCGAATTCATTAATTTTTAAAGATTTGCTGTTTCCAGCATCCTTATTACATTTAGGGCAAAAATAAAAATCATATGCAGGAGCACCACTTAATGAAGCGTCTGTTTCTTCGATAACGTCTGGAGATTTTTTGGCGACAGCTACTCCTTTGACATCAGCAGCGGGTTTTTCGGTTAAACCAATTCCAACGGGAGTTACATTTCCCGTGATCATACGATAAATTCTTTGTTCGTTTAAATTACCAGTTCCACCATTAGACCTTAAAGATTTGGATATTTTTTCTACTTCCTCTGGATTTGAAATTACTTTTCCAAATGAAGAATTTTTTTGTCCTTTATTCAAACATAAAATATCATAAGACTCAAATGATAGTTCCCACGAAGAACTGACCGACAAATAATCACAGGAAGAGGGGTCGTTGGATTCCTCTATAATTTCTGCTATTTCTGGATTAGCTAATTTCCAAATCACACCACCCAAAGTAATGTTGAATGGATTTACAGAATTTTTTACTTGATCTTCTGTGAGAAACTTTTCCGTTCCAAATTCACTAAAATTGGACGTTAAGATAACCCCGCAAATATTTTTTCTTTTATGTTCAATGTCTATAAATTTATTTATAAAATTTTTATAAATAGCAAGGGCTGTATCAGTGGTAATAAGATCGTCATTTTTGTTAATTCTATTAACAGTGGCCACCGTGAAAGAAACTGGTAAAAGATCAGAGTTGTTTTCAACGTCAATATTGGGGATAAAATCCCTTAGATTATTTAGGGACGCAATAGATAAAAGCTCGTCTTTTTCTTTCCCAACCAAGCATTTGATGGGAGAAGACGCAAAAGTTGATGTATATTTTAATGCTTGCATTATATTACATTACACATATTTAAGAACAACCCTCAACATTTGATGGACAATCAGATGTCCAACTTAATTTAAATGACATAGTTAAATCTCCACCATTACCCAATGGATAATAATTTGTCGAGGGATCATTATAATACCATTCTCCTGTAGTGGGGAGACCTTCTCCTTGTGTTCCAGTAAAAAGCAAGTCTAAAAATGGATACATATTAGAATAGGCAACCGCATTTGCGTCCGAATAATTTAAAACCATAGAACGAACCAGTGGTGTTGGTGATGTGCCATTTTTCCAATCAAAAGAGCGAAGATTAGTAAATACACAAGAATATAATATGCTTCCTACTCTATCATTAAATGATAATGCGGTTTTATTAAAGAAGGTATGGGTAATATAATTTGCATCACTATGTTGAGCTGTCTCGTCCGCCTTTATATTAGACTTGTCTGGATATTTTAGATAAGGACTATTCGTTCTTATGTTTAGTATTTGACTTGAGGCCGTATTTGTCGGAAATGGTAATGGAGCCATTAAACCACTTGATTGAGTAAATCCAGTAGGGTTGTATGGTTGCCATGCGCCAGTATCTAAATGACCGCCACTAAATTGATTACATAAAAAATTTACATTATCAGTAGAAAAATAAGCAATTAAATTTGTTTGACTACATGATGGTTCTAACGGAGCACCCCATAAAGGAGTAAACGATTCTCCTCCTTCTAAAGTCCATTGATATGTTGAAGAAGGACTTATTTGATTTCTTGTTGTTGATTTGTTGGTATTAGAAGAATCATTAATTATCTTCACTCCATGATGCAATAGATTATGGGTTCCAGTAATATCACCGCTCCAATTAGTAGAAAAAGTATTATTAATATGCATACCGAATTGGTTAATGCCAGTATCATAATTTATATTTAAATCATAAGTTACTACTACAAAATCATAACCGCCTACGGTAATTGGGGTATCTAAAACTATACGAGAAAACGCTTTATTGGCACTACAAATGGGGGTATAGATACTGTCATAATAATCTGCAATAATAGAGGCGTCCACCCCACCATTTGACGTATCATATCCCCCACATCCACATGCCCCATTTATTCCCGTTGGTTTTCCAGGGCTTAACATTAATTCATTAAAAGTATATTCTCCATCAAATGTTCCTGAACCAGTTGGAAGCCTCCATCCTCTCGATAAAGAAACTTGCCCTAAAGATTCTCTGTAACCGCAGGCGGCGAGTTCATATTGGCTCGTATTAATGTCAGAATAAGATGTTCTGCTGCCAACATAACTAAACTCATCAATAAATTGGTCTAAACCAGTTGTACCAACTCCTAGAATAGAGTTTTGTGTCGTTCCAGAACCTACAGAAAGAAACCTAAAACAATCAGCAAAATTATATACTGATGGATAAAAAATCCCCGTATTCGTTATAAAGTTCGGAATATCTTTAACTTCTTTTTTTAAGTTGCCACTTGCGTCGTAAATTTTATATCCAAATTTACCCTTGACGGCAATGTTTTGGTTTAGCAACATATTAAACGTATTCCCATTTGAAACCGCCGACTGACTTAATTGGATATTTTCTATTGGGATTTTTAGAACACATAGATACTATATTAGTGTCGGAAATACACAAAAATTTACCAGCCTCCTTAATAGAATCCCAAACTTTAATAATATTATTTGTGTGTTTATTAATTTGTTTAACCTGTCTGGTATATGTAACTATACCTAATTGTTTCTCTCTTAATTTTTTTATAGTTTCTTGGGAATGACGCTTTCCAAAAAACTTATTCTTAATACCCAATTTACTATTAGACATTTTTTGTCTAGTTGATGCTAAGACTGGCAGAAAGCTTTTATCATTAGAAAATAAGCATCTATTATATCCGATATTCTGATTGGTTGAATTAAAATATTCAATATAAGCGCATTCTAACGCTAATAATTCAATATTGTCTAAATATTCAAATTCGTTCAAAATCTCTACTTCAAAATTATTCCAACCATATTTTTTTATAGCTGAACATAGGTAGTTTTTATTAACAGCATAAGAATGGTCTTTTATTCTTTTTTTTAAATTAAAAGTTTTACCAATATAAATCTTCCCATTGATTTTATTGATTAATTTATAAATAGATGGTTTTTTTGGTAAATTATTTATGTTTATCATAGGCAATTTTGCGAATCCGAACAAGGTGACGACCAATTAATTGAAAACATTAATTCTATTCCATTATTGAAAGATGTCCCAGGTAGCGACCCACCCTGCGTCACACTATAATAATTATTACCTTGATTGTTGGGTGCGGCAAAGTTTGGCAACAACCTATATCCAGTTGTTTCATAATTTTCATAATGAACAATATGCCCAGTTGGCGGACAAAAATGGCAAGGGTTTGTTCCCCAGTTATAAAGCCCCACATTAGTTCCAGAATAATAGGGAGCACTCGCCCCATATCCAGAAATGGCTGGTTCTGGAACACTATTAAAACATCCACCTGTTGAATAATATTTAACCCTAGTAATACTTAAATGTAATTGGGTATTTTTATTTGGCCAATAAATAGTTCCCGTTGAAGTCGGAGCTAATGTTAAAGATAATACCCCATTACCACCAGCGTTTCCTGTTACGTTGTGATCGACTAATCCACAATCATAATTACCATTTGAAATAATTTGGGCAACATTTTTCCCAGTTAAAATACCATAAACCATTCCATAACCCGAACAATTATAACCAGTGTATGTCGCTAAACCAGGAATATTATTTGGGTCGACATATCCACTTAATACTATATTGTTTCCAGTGATAAAAGATGGGTGCGAAAAATTAAATCCAGAAACATTAGATGGATCATATTCCCCTTGAAAAGTTTTAGCACTAGCAAAAACATTTATGTTTTCTCCAGTTGGGGTAATGCTGATATAAGCATCTGCTACACCAGTTCCACGATTATCCAAAATAACATTTACATACCTATAATGTTGCATTAAAGAGCGCCCACTAGTATCAAAAAATAAAGTATCAACAAATGGAGAGTATGATCTCGATCCAGGGGTGTCCGTAGTGGTTTTATAGTTAGTGGCAAACACTAAAGACCCAAACCTTGTATTCCAACCCAAACTCGATACTGGAGAAAACAGGGTTTTTCTTGTAACTGTTTTGGTTCTGCCGCTAATAGAATTTTGGGCATTGCCAGTATCTATTGGTAGTTTAAAAATACGAGTGGAAAAAATGGCTTTTTGTTTGTAATCTACTTCGTTTGATTTTGTTAATTGCCCCCCTGGGGTCGCATAAGATATATCTCTCTGTGAGGCGTCATTAAAAACTTGATAACCCACATAATCAGCACCCACTCCAGACGTATAATTAGTAACAGAGGGAATATTAAAGTATGCATTAGTGCCGATTCTGATATTTGATGGTATTGTAGCCCAATCACTACCCGCACTAGGAGAAGGTGTCGGACCATAAAAAACAGAGTTATTTAGAGTTGGATCCTTTATAGGTGGTGTCATTGTAATACCATAAACAGAACCCATTAATCCATCTGCCGCATATGCCGATGCCTCGTTTGTAGCAGGGGCACCCGTCGTAGAAATATCAAAATTAGAATTATCGGGAGACAAGTAGAAACAATATTGGCTTAAATCAGTAAGAGACGGCTCCATTCCTACTCCATATTGGGGCGTATCATGTGCCCCTAGTTGATTTATAGTATTTAATCCGTGATAAACATGTCTGTAATAACCAGATAAATTTGCCCAACCACTTATTAATTGTAAATCATCCACCGCATTACTGGTTACGTCAGCCGAACCAGTAGAGAAAGTATTCGGACCAAAATATGTTAATCCAGTATTACCCAAGTTAATGGATAATTGATAACTAATAATAGCCGAACACCCTACTGGAATGTTTACTGTTCTTCTAACGCGACTAAAAGCATATCTGCCAGTAGGATCGCTTCCGCTTGAGGGCGACACCATGAATTCATTAATCACTAATCCAGCACCTCCATTTGCTCCCATGGTATAATCAACTCCTCCCGTCGGAATATTCCATGCTCGATAAAATCTTGGTCCCTGCTCCGTGAGGAGTGTCCCACAGGCCGATTCAGAATTGTCGGAACCGTTTGCGTAACCTGGCCACCCAATATATTGGGCAGATTCAGTGGTGCCTTGGGCTGTTTGATAAGTAGAAATCTCAGTAGATAAACCAGTAGTTCCAGTTTGAGGTGTATATGGCAAGCCATCGCCAGTAAAACACCCACCTTGATTAGGAGTGTTACCATCTGATCCTAAAGATAAAAATCTAAAACAATCAACAAATGGATAAATTTGAGGGTAAGTGAGCCCTGTTGGGGTAATGAAATTTTTTACAGGACCCACTTCGTCCATTAGAGTTTTCCCACTATATATTTTAATGTGGAATTCTCCCTCTAGCCCAATATTGACATTAGTTTTCATAAATTAAACGTATTCCCACTTATAACCTAAATAAGATTTTTTCTTTCCTTGACATACTAAAGTTACATTAGAAGACTTTTTCTTCCCTAATGATAACACGGCCTCTTTTATTGACGGCCAAATTTTAATTATTTCTCCAGTTTTTTTGTTTAACTGAGAAACTGATTTTTTTTTATAACTCTTGTCAATCAACGATAATTTTATTTTAGTCTCCTCGGAATGATGTTTTCCATAAAACCCATTATTTTCTCCAGAACTCGCTAAAGATATTTTATGTTTAGTTTCTTCTGAAATGGTTTTTCCAGTATTAATAATTCTTAACTTTTCTTTTTGCCCTTCTGACATTGGCGCTCTTTTTTTACCCAATCTTGACAATCCTAAATTTTTACGATGTTCTTCTGATAATTTTTTTCCAATCCAAGGTTTTCTAGCGTTTTTTGACATTTGTCGTTTTGTTTCGTCTGTATGATGCCTCCCAGTGGCATCGTTAGAAAACAAACAGATATTATATCCATTTGGGGACAAGGAATCCTCATATACTATAAATGCCGTCTCTAACGCTAAAAGTTCCAGATTATCAATTTTATCGAATTCCGCCAAAATTTCCACTTCAAAATTCTCCCAGCCATGTTTTTTTATAGCATTACATATATACTGATTGTGATAATGCCCAGAATGCTGCTTAATTCTTTTATATAAATTATTAGCCTTACCAATATATTTTTTACCATCGCCCCTATAGGTTAATTGGTAAATTCCAAATTTCTTAGATATTTTAGTTAAATCAATCATTCTTTTTCCTTGTTATTATTACACTTTATATTAAGTTGATTTTTTAAAACTAATTGTGTTGATAGTAAATGTTAAATTTTGATCATCTCTGCCACTATATGATATTTGGTTTATTCCGCGTGCGAACATTATACTGTCTAAATTAAAAGATATAGTGTTTTTATCTTTTTGTATTCCTCTAATGTTTCCGTGAGTATTAGAATTAAAACCCACTAACTCTAATGAGTAACCAGTTAAGTTTCCATATACAATTACATTATATGGAACCAAATCTAATGGACACCCAGTAATATTTCCACTTATTATATTAGAAAAAGTTGTAATATCTAAAGGAATTCCAGTAATTGAGCCGCTAACTGGTATTAAAAAATTTACCTTATCGGGCGCGAACCCAGTTATATTCCCGCTCGGTTGAATTGAATACGTTTCATAATCTGGTTGAGAAGGATAAATATTTCCAGATGGAACTATGACAAACGGAACCTTATCTGGAGATACTTTATCAACTTTGCCAGACTGTTTAATTGAAAATCTTGTTGGATTAGAATCCCCATCGTTGGATAAATATAACGGATCGCCAAAAAATACCTGTTGAGGATAATATACTCCATACAAATAATATACCCCCCCGTCTGTATAGTTTGTAAATAAAGCAAATGGAGTGGCATCTCCAGTTCCAAAATATAATCCGCTAATCTGTTGATAGAAATTAAACGGTCCCGACTTCATAAGGAGATGCGTATAAAATTCCAGCTAATGATGGTGGTAGTTGATGTTTTTCGCTTAGTTTATGAATCTCCAATACTCTTTCGTTGTTTTTATCAACTGGATTTTGGGAATACTCTTTAGCAACTGACAACCAATTTTTTGAATCTTCATTAAGGATAATACAGCCGACAATGTCATTAATGATTGATTTTTGTAACTTATTTAATCTCTTTATATTGTGAATTTCTTTGAGATTTTTACTCACTTCTTCTTCAAGAGCTTGAGATAAAATCATATTTTCAGTAACCTTTTTGAGACTAAATTTCTTTTCGATTTCCTCGCTGGCCTTAGATGTTCCGATTGGAGAAATGGTTTTTTGTGTTTGTGGGGCTTTTGTTCCATTTGGTCTTCCTGCGCCGCCGCCGCCATTTCCCATTTCGGTTTTTGCGCCAAGTTTTGCTTGTTGTATTCCCATTTTAGCGGTTTGCAAAGTTGTCTCAGCCTGCACTCCCGCAACCAAGGGGACGTATAAACCATCATCCCTTTGTTCTTTATAAATCTTTTGGGCGTCGGGCAAAAGTTTAACATCTGGTAATGTATTAGTATCAATAGCCTCTAATCCTTGCTCTGGGGTAAGAATACCCATTTCAATTAGACGTTCGTAAATTTTAGAACGGTTAATATCTGATACCAATTTTCCTGGTTTAAAATACGGAGTCGGATAATTTTTAAATCCTAAAGATTGGGCAATTCTTTTAATTTCTGGAATTAAAAAGTTTTGTAAAAATGCTTGTTGGGCATATTCAAGTCGGGCCATGAAAATTTCAACCTTCTGCTGTTGATTAGCAAACTTTTCGTCACCAGCAAATACATTGTTTAATCCAGTGTTAATATCTCTATTTACAATTTCATACTTTTGCGGATTAAGAAGTTCAGCAATATCAGGAATAATAAACTCTGCCTTAGTAGTATAGTCGGCCACCACTGTTTTACTTACAGATGGACTACTAAACATTTTTTGTAAAGCTGCAATATTTTTATTACTAATCCCGCCTTTCTCTGGTTCATTACCAGTAGTAACCAATAAAACAATTTGTTGCATGGTTCTTGAAATGGCCATGTCGATCTTTTTAAGCTCGGCTTTGAAATTAATATCTTCAAGAACGGGAAAACCCATTGGAATAGAGAATGGTTCGTAATCTTGTTTTTTATAAAATACCATTAGCACTTTTCTAATATCAAGAGGCACCAATACTGATTGAATACCAGATAAAATTTGTCTTTGAATTTCTGGGCTAAAGGTTTCAAATACTAACTTGTCTTCTTCTGTCTGAGGATTCTTTAAACGGGCCAATTCAAATGCTGTTAATAGCTTATAATAAATTCCGAAGCCGAAGTTTGCTGTTCCAACCATATGAATATCCGCTGGATTAAGAACGGCATATTTAGAAGGAATCTGCATTTTTTCCACGTTGTCGAGATTTTGAATATCACCCTCTGAACCAAAAACCTGAGTGATTCTACTTATATCTGACTGTTCCAGTGTAGCGTCAAAACGATAAACAAACACGTTACCAGAACGATAATATTCTCTAAAAAATTTATCTTGGAAATCCCATATGTTTATTTTATTAAATAATGCTTTAAAAAAATCTCTCGATTTATCACTTCCGCCTTTAAAGTAAAGTTCTCCAATGGAAAACTCGGTCATCAAATCAATGATATTCCTAAATACGGCAAAATTATAATAACATTTTTGGCAAAGAATAACGGCATCACGGACATCAATCATTTGTCTGTTATTACCGTAAATTGTAGCTGAATAACGAAATGGGATAATCCCCTCTTCGATATTGGCGTATCTCGAAGTTCTAGTAATACTTCCAGCCACATTTCGTCTCATTGGAGAACTGGTATCCTCATAATTCTCGGAAGCCATTGCTACGGTTACATTACTATCCTTGTCTACTCTATAAGAGCGTTTTCTTTTAATTTTTTCTGTTAAATTGCCGTTTTCTGCAAGAGCAACTGTTTCTGTAACTTGTTTCATATTTTATTATAGTGTTTAATCGGGATAATTTGCACTAAACGTGCAATAGATTGATGGTAAATTATTTTCATCAACAAAACGCAAGAATGTATAAATTGAGGCGTTGTTCGGATCGGGAGCTGGTGGTGGTATATTATAAGGAAATTTTAAAACATTACCAGATGAGTTAACTTGCCAAAATAATAGTGAATTTTCCGTAGCATTTAATGATCCAGTATTCCTGACTTTTATTATTAAAGTTTGTCCAGTAGAAAACGTATTGGACAAAATATTTATAGTATTGTATTCTCCAGTAAAATCAAAATTCCAAGAATCATAGGAACCTGGATTAACGGTCGTAGTGCCGTTAGGAGAAAGATTAGAGAATGTATTTTGAAAAATTGCATATCCAGTGTTACCCATTGGCCCCTGAATTCCCTGCGGTCCAATAGCTCCAGACGAACCCAATCCACCCAAATTCATATCAATTAATGAATAATTATAAAGTTGATTATATTCCCCAACCATACCAACTGGCGACGGGTTAGAATTAACTACACATTGCATTTCGCCGTTGTTGTTATTAAAAGATACGACAGAGGCATAGAAATATCTCGCATTACTAAAATCATTGTCCGCGAATATAATATTTTGCCAAGGACTATAAGCTTTACCCACTAACGAAGGAGTGTTAAACCAAATCTTATCTCCTGGTTGACAGGTTCTATTATTTCCCTGACATAAAACCCATGTAGATGCTCCACTTACTTGTTTATTTATTCCTACGTTGCCAGTAATCTGCATGTCGTTTGGATAAAATTCAGCAAAATAAGTGTCTGCATATCCCTGTGCCCCCGTTGCCCCAGTGG